TATAGTCGTTACGCGCTACTGCGGCGTAACTCCTTCCCGAAGCCGTTTCGTTCTGGTTCGGGTCTAGCGCGGTGTAGCCCATGCTACCCTTGCCCGTTGTGAAGTAATCTTGAACAGCGTCCTTATTCATGCCCACATTAAAGTTATACAGGCTGTTATTTACCGCTGGCATTGCGAGTGCGTCCAAGGCTGAAACATCGCTTTCGCCCGCCTCAATAAGCTTGGCCCAATAATCAGTGCCGCCATTTCCAGACGCCGGTTTCATACTGTCTGGGCCATCTGCCCGACCTAAACCCCGACCCCCAGCGTTTGCTTTTTGAGTTGTCGCACTAGCCGTATCAACCGACCCAGCATTGGTCGGCGTGGAAGTTTTAGCCATTGCGTTATCAAGAGCGCGATCTTCACCAGCGACAGCCGTTGAATACGACTTGCCTTTGTGGGTGAAAGTTTGACCCGCACCCTTGTTTCCACGGGCTGTAGAAATGCCTCGTTGAAAGACATATCATCGTTTACGCCGCCGTTATCGTCGCCACCGCCACCGCCATCGTTATTGTAGCAAATACGATTGTGAATATTCAGAGGGGAGAACGGGTTGATCAGACTTAGGCGGCTCATTGCGCTGTTCCTTTTACATATTTTGCTGGTCGCTGTGACCCGCTAAGTTTCCTAGTTGCAGACGCAAACGGGCGATCTGGGTACTTTGCTGACAAAGTTTTCTGAATATGACGAACAAAGGAAAAAACATCCTTCCTATCGCCGTCACAAACAAACTGGCAAATATGCAAAGCCTCGCCATCGTCCCGCGAAAAAACTTCTTTGCCGTCAAATTTGTTCTCTTTGATTTCTTTCTTTTCCAGAAACGCATAAGAACAAAAACCAATTAGGGTGTGGTCCTTTTTGAACCACGCCAACCATTTATCGTGGTCTAACGCTGGCAGTACAGAATTGGTTAGAAGGAAAAGCGGTAGCTTGCTGTAATAGGCGTCACGCCCAAACAACTCTGTCACCTCTCCTATCATTTCCAATCTTTCAGACATTTAGTATCTCATATTCTTCTTGATCATGTCATCGACGTTGTAAAATTCCAGCATCCCCGTTTTGGGATTGAAGGAACCAGCACCGCCAATGTCTTGTAAAAGTTTCATGGTGAATGGTGACGCATGAATAACCATCGTGTCGCCATTGCGTCCTTGATCAGCAATTTTTTCGCCAGCAGCAGCCGCCGCCTTGCGATCTTTTATGCTAGTGCCAGTATTTGCGCCAAAAACATCGGCGGCATCGTTTGAACCCAAGATCATCGTTGAGAAAGGCATTTTATAACTCCGTTGTTATTGAGACTTTAACCTTTTTGTGTTCGGTAAATCGTCCCATTTAAACCATCATTCCCCGCGCACTATTTGCAATCGTGCGCGTAATCCCATTCGTGGAATATTCCGCTGTTTTAGAGCCGCTGTCGCCTTCACGCCGCGCGATTTCATCTAGCAATTCATTTAATCGGTCTTGATGGGCGACATACAAAGGTGTGCCAGCCTCATAGTAAGACCCTTCATTGCGAAGCTGGGCTAACTCAGTGTTCAAAAGCGTGTCTGAATAACCATCGAATTGCTTGGCTGATCTGTACCGACCAGCAAACCCGCCATCTATGTTTGTATCGCCACTGGCAGACGCGAAGGTTATCATTTCCGCTACGTCTTGCATGACCGCTTGGTATCCATCGGCGTCATTCTTGTAAGTCGTTTCGACATAGCCTGTGTCCTGATCACCCATCACCAAAGCGATCTGACCATCACTTGTCATTTCAACGCTCATGTCGCCCTGTAAGTTGTCTTGGGCCTCGACAGGAAGCTCAGAAACCATACGCTCAATGGCGAGTGATGCTGTCTCAGCCAAAGCGAAGCTTTCAGAGTTATCAGCCGCCGACAAATGCGCGGGGGTTGCCCCGCCGTTGTAAGTAGTGGTCGGCTTACTTTGTCCATCAACATACGCATATTCCATGAATTTTGCAGGGGATGTGCGAGTGGACAGTTCGGGGGCTTTAACCTCAGAATATGTCTCTTGTTCTCCCACGGGCGCGGCTGCGTCAACAACTTGTGCTGTGGTTGTTTTTGAAGTGGAACCCGAAACAGACGGCCCATCGCCACCGCTGTTAGTAGTTACTACAGGGTCCGAACCCTTAAACTCACTGTCCCAAAAAGATTTACCGCCACTGGTAAACATTGAACCGTCTTTATCAGTATCGAAAAAATCATTAACCATCGGCGCACCGCGCTTTAGTGCTACACTCGCCGCATACGCCATTGGGTTTGCAACAAGCGCGACCACGTTACTAACCATGCTGAAAGTGCTGTCTTTGTTTCCGTCGATGCCGCCGCGCAAGCCGCCTACTTTTTGGGCCTCTCCGCTAGATATGTGTCCGTCATTGTTCGCATCAGCCGAACTAAAGTTACCGTGACCATAGGTATCACCAGAGCGACCCATACCACCGCCGTCAAACATATCAGATACGCCAGTGTATCCACCGAAAATACCATCATCGTTGTCTCCGTCCCAACCGCCCTTTAAACCGCTGCCAGATTCCGACTTTGAAATGTGACCATCGTTGTTGCTGTCGCGGCTTGAGTTATCAACGGATGAATAACTATCCCCTGAGTTCCCTGGGCCACCACCGTCAAACATATCACTAATACTGGTGTAACCCCCGAAAAACTCTAACAAACCTGTCTGTGGGTTTCGCGTGCCAGAACCAATTTGTTTGAGTAATTCGACTTCATCCTTGTTCACATGCACAAGTTGCGTGTCTCCGTATCGGCCCATGTCCGATAAAGATTGCGCGATATTTTGCATCTGACTTTTGGATAGCTGGTTAGACATTTGTGATTACCGCCGCTAATGTTACTTCAATATTGGTCAGGCTGTTTGCGCTAGTCACAGTGAACGCAATTTCTTTGGATGTGGTCACTGCGTCGATAGCGATTGAGGCTGACAGGTTTTGCTCGGTTAATGTCGAGGATGCCGAGATTACATCGCCCGCATTGATCCCGTTAATCCGTAGCTGCACGTTGGCAGAACCGGATGTTGATTTTACTGCGACAGCATCAATCCGGACGTTCTGTTTAAACGCGCGAGTGATGACATAGTTCCCGTTTGGAATGTTGCCTGTCGCTTGGAAAAAATAGGATCGCGTTGCGAATGTATCCGGAAGCTGTGCAATGGGTAGCTTTCCCGTGGCATCCAAACCCGCAACTCCATCCGCACTACCAATGTAGGTCTTGGGAACAACAGCGGTAAAATCTACATCGGCAAATTCCAAGCCGCCGCCCGTGCTGTTAATCCGCAAGAATTGCAGCGCATTTGTTGTGGTAAATGCGGGGATGCCCGTGTCTGGTGAGGTCAAGAGCCAGCCAGTACCGTTGTAGAATTTCAATACGTTTGGCGAGGACGCCGTATCCACCCAGAAATCGCCAGCGTTTGCCGATACTGGCTCAGACGCCGACACATAAACACGCCCACGGTTTGCCAGCAAAGTTGTAATACCCGCGACCTTGGCTTGTGGGATTTCATCATTGGTGATTGCGAGTTTGTTGAAAGGGATGAACCCATCAGTATTTGTGAATTTATCCTCAGTCATTAGACCGGACACCCGAACCTGTGATGTGTCCTCAATGATGATAAATGTTACAATATCGCCCGCTGACATAGCTGACGTAAACGTAATGGTCGAGTTGGTGGGCTGTTGGGTATAGTCGTTTGTACCGCCTTGTCTTTGCAACACGCCGTTGCGATAGACTAGGACAGATTGGCTCTCAGTGTGGGTGAACGGAAACACCGCTTGAGCCGCCGCCGCAATCACATCTGAGCGGATATAACCGCTGTCGTTAGATGATTGCACTTTGTAGATTGTGATTAGGTCATTAGCCGCTGTTGCAGAACTAAGCGTCACAGTGTTTGCGGTGGGGCTATTCGTATAACTGGACAGTGCTTGCAACGCACCGTTGACATACAGAACAATCGCGTCAGCCGCCTCATGGATAAAGCTGAAAACGGTTGTGCCTGTCGGATACGGGATTACAGTATCAACCGTAGCGTTCACAACATGGTCGGCGCGGCCCGAAAACAATGGCGATCCGATTGTTCCAACATCTGATCCCGCCGTGCCTTTTAGTTCAGCAATAGTAGCAAGCTGTTTCCAACCGATTTCGGCCTCTGTATAAGTCCCAACACGGTACTGCAAACCGTTGATACTGTCGTTGCGAAGCTCAACAGGAGCGTCCAAAATACCGTTGGCATCAAAGAGTTTTGCAACCAATTCAGCAAGCGTATTGTCGCCCGCTTCTGCACTATTCAAATAACGAACAATGTTCTCAATATCGGCCCCAATGTTGCCGCTTGATGTGTGATTTCCAGGGTATAGAATTTTAAGGCGGGCCATTTTATTTTTCCTTGTGCATTAAGAACGCGAAAGAGATTACGGTTACATCGCTATCAACATCTTTATCTTCCGTGCGGAACCTCAATCGAACTCCGCGAAAAATATGGTTAAAGGGAAAGCTGTAGTCGCTTTTCAAAGGGGCATCGCCCCAATGCTGATCACCTTCAATTCGATCAAGGTTTACCTCAATCGTGGTCATTGGTCGGTCCAAATCATCCATAGCATCTATGTAGAACCGACCCGCACCCGTTGCTTGGATGACAAGCGAGTGTGTGCGCTTGCTGTTCAAGAAATCACCAAGCCAAAGCACGGGTGTTTCTGCCAGCATTGGAGAACGGCGAAGGTCGGACAGTCCAGTATCCTGTAGGAACACGCGATCTGTGGCTTCATAAACCCCATCCGAGGTTCCGAACATCAATCTTCCACCCAGAAACGCGCCACAGCGCGGGAGCAATGTATCGCCAAGCTGGAAGTTTACCATTTCATAACCAGACCGGAAATTCATCGACAACCGCTTGGTCTGCGTCCCGCCACGGCGGGGAAAGAAAACGTGGTAAGTCTGGTTGTCCTGATCGTATATCGCGGAAATCATGCGTGGGTCAGGTGTGGTCTTAACCAACTCTTGATACAGCGGTTCGACTTCATCAGACAATGAAGCTTCCGCAATCGTTATGCCGTTTTGCTCAGACCGCATAATTGAGTGGATGCCACGGCGAGAACAAAACAAAAGGTCAGAGCCAGCGTTCACGATTGAGTTGTGCGACACGCACCCGATCCGAAGGTTGGCGCGGCTGTCTAGCTGCCATTGCTCAAAGTCCGGATCAATGATGTAGACCAGAGTTTGATCCTGAGTGAACACCGCGAGGCGGTTAGCCTCAAACGTACCCATGCCCACAATCTTGTCAGCCGTACCGATCAAGTTTGAAATGTCGATGAAGCTGGCGCGGGTGACTTCCTCGGTTGGGGCTTCCTCTGCCAGAAAAATGTCCGGATCGTCAACGCGCGAAAACTCAATGACCGTGGGGCGGTCACTGAAACCAGACACGGCTAATCGCCGCTGGATCGGGACGCCAAAGGCGGGCTTGATCGAAGTGGTGGCAGTGTCGAATTGAAAGCCGTCATAGCGATACATTCTTTGATCTTCGGAAAAGATGTGAACCTTCCCCTTAAAGTTCGTCATGGTCACAATCGCGTCTTTCTTAAACGCGCTGTCCACTCTATGCCCGCGATCTGAGGCTAGGTGAGTGTTCGCCGCATCTTCCTCTGCGAAGCACACGCCCTCGCGGTTGTAAAAGCGTAGGGCTTTGACAGGAAAACGGTTCGATCCGGTATGAAGAAAAAACTTCGGGTCGCGCAAAAGCTGACCGCGATAATCAACAAAGCAATTATCTAGTATCCAAAAGTTTTGCTCTTTCTCGACTTCCATAGCCGTTATGTCACGGCTGCGATCAATGCCGCGAAAGCCGTAGTAGGTATTCGCAGACGATTTGATTGCAATGGGAGCGTAAGCTAATCGCGACATTTAGTAATTCACCGTGCTACCGTTAGATGTTGTGGTCGAGGTCGTGGTTGTCACCCCGTCCGTTGTCGAGGTCGTGGTTGTCGTGGTCGCCTTGGTTTTGGGTTTGTATTTCTTATTGCTGCCACCATCTGTAATGGCGAACTCGTAAGATTTATTTCCGTAAGCGCGATGATGCAGCGTGTCGCTCAAATTGGCTTGGTACATCTTTAAGAAAACCATCGCCTTATCTGATCCTTGCTGGATAAGATAATGAGCGGTCAGCCCGTCAATCATAACCATGTCAGGAATAGGTCGCCACTGTGTCGGGTCATTGTAATAATCAATTTCGTCGCCGCCCCAATAAGGATTTTTACGCACATCCTCAATGACCCTATTGGCGAGTTCGATCATCATCATCATTACCTCGCCGTCTATCCTTGACGGCGAAAAGTTGCCCGCGCGGGTTAGTGCCGAGCGCACCAAATCTTCAAGCGGAGAAAACTTTTCTTTCCCCGCTGCAAATGGTTTTTGAACAGAGGCTTCAGCCATTATTCATCCTCACAGCTTATGATCCTTCCGGACCAAACGTGATGGTGCATTTTGAAACCCTCGGTTAAAGCCTTGGGTACGCGCCAATGCACATACTGGCGTTCAACGTCCCAGCGACCATCAACCCCAACATCCCCAACTCTTATATTAAAGGCACTGGCTTCTGGATTAGCCGAAACGAAAAAGCTGTATTCAGACTTCTTATCGTTTTTTGGCGCATTGTTTTGGCGGGCTTTACGGGCGGGCTTTACCGCTTCCTCGTAAGCCTCGTTTTTTTCTGTTGTCGGATCGTCTGCGATAAAGTGACCGTCATTTGTGCGGGCGCGTTTACGGGCCATGTAAAAAATCTCCTGTTGAGGTTCGCCCTTTATTTATCCCTATTTATGCAACCACAGTCGTCCCAATAAAAAAGGGGAGCCGAAGCCCCCCTTCTATTTTTTTTATGGCTTACACATCATACATTGTCGTAATGATGTGTGCGTCATATTACGCGACAAGCGACCAGTTCTTGATGTAGGTGTGAACTTTGTCTTGCAACAGTTCTAGGCCACACTCGGTAAGGTATTCGTGCAGTACACTGTCATCCGAAGCGTTCTGACGATCACGCAAGAGCGAAGTATCCCGACCTTCCATATACCGATACTTGATATAAGGCATGTCCAAGATCACCGCTGCATTGTCCATTCCAGGGACCATGCGGAATTGTGGGTGAAGATGAACCATAAGATCACCCGCGAAGCTGGAATATTGGGTCATCCCAACGCCATAGCTGCCCTCAACAACGGTAGGCGACCAACGGTCTTTACCGAATTTTTGAAGGTGTCCAGCAACTTTCGCACCACAGAACATGACTTTTTGCTTAGAACCGAAAGCAAAAATATCTTCAATCAACGCACGGTCAAACTGATCCTCTGTCATCGTGTTAGATGCTGTCGAGCGATCAAGTACGTTAGACATGGTTGTGGTCAACCCGCCAGTGTAACGGCGAGGCTGGGAAGTCGAGCCATTGGTTTCGTGCTTCTTGCCGAAAAATAGCGCGCGCTCAATATCCATCATGTGCATTTTGAGGGCTTTAGTCGCCATTTCATCCTCTTTGTCACCCGTCCGAAGATTGGTAGCTTTCAAGGTTTCGGTGACGGTAAACGCTGTGCGGAAAATCTGAGTGAAGTTCGATGATGTACTTGCATCGAAGCTTACGCCAGTTGGAGCGGATGCCCCTTCCTCGTATGCTGTACCCGCGATAAACAGGTCAGCATCGTCAGCGATTTGGTGGCTAGTGCCGCCAATGTTACGCTCAACGGTCAGCGTTGTTGCACCACTGTCAGCGGTACAGCGCATGACTTCGCCAGTTGTGGCGTTCACAATCGTTGTGCCTTTGACAGCAAACAGGTTGTCATTGCCAGCATCAACCGTGATCGAAGTTGTTGATGTAGATGCAACCGCACCGTTCACCTTTAACTTACGGTCAGGCAATTCATCGCGGAAGTTTTTATATTCCGGATCGTCTGTTGCCTCGGATGAAGTCATCGCAAGCAATGCACCGAGCGGTGAAGTGCCGTTTGGTTCTAAAAGTGAATACAATTCACGGTAGTTTTTGGGGCGGAAGTCTGTTCCAAACTCACCTGTACCCCGAAGCCCTAAGATAGCAGCCATTTGCTAATCTCCTAATTAGTGTTTCGGTTTTCGAGGGACATTTAAAATCGCGGGAAACACGCAACCTTCAATTCCCTAATATCTGTACCCGTCTGGTGAGGCCGTAGCGTCAACGGTTAATGACATTATTCAGAATTAAGTGTTGCGTGTCGTCCCTCTTTTTACGGGTTGCGCTTTGCTAATGCAGCGGCGGCTAACCGATCCATAGTAGTGTCGCCTTGAGGTTCGGCGGCGGGACCAACAGGACCGCCCGATTGCGTTTGCAAGAACGCTTGACGGCGGGCAGACATATCTTTCAACCGTTGGAACTCAGGGGTGTTCCGCTGGTTGGCGAAGTCTTGCACAACCTTCATAGTCAAAGCTTGATCCGCAAAATCCTCAGACGTATAGCCGCGCTCACCAGCGTAGGCTTGGAAGTCTGCAACGGCTTCATCCGGCAAGCCAGCCGCAACTTGGGCGGCGTCCAGATTATTTCCGATGGATTGCCTGATAACTTCGCCGCGATCTGTCTGTGCTTGCTGTGCGTTCTGAACGCCCTGTTGCGCTTGCTGCCCCATCCGCTGAGACATTTGCTGCATCATATTCATGCCTTGGCCAAGGCGTTGTTCCATCGCGTTTAAACGTGCAGCCGCTTCCCTATATCCAGGGGGTAATGAGATAGCGTTCTCGTCCTCATACTTCTTTAACTCAGCATCCATGTCAGGCTGTTGAGCATTTGGAAAAGGCTGTTCTGCCTTGGCACTACCATCTCCCGCTGGGCGGGCTTTACCCATCTGTGGGTCTTTTGTGTAGGCCATCATTGCAGCTTGCATAAGTTTAGCGACTTGCTCTGGCTGTGCGCCCGAAACCTTCATCATCTTTTCAGCAAAATCGTTGACAGGTTTCATCTGGCTTTGTTTGAAATTCAAATCGCGGTAGCGGTCAAAAGTCGCCCCGATCTGTTGAGGCGTCAATTCTCGCTCGGCCTCGCCAACTTGAATTTTATACATTACAGCCGCTTCTTGCGTTTTGTCACCCTCAGTCTGTGGTGAGGCTACTTGAGCCGCCGCCTCTTGAGGGGTCGCGTTCTGGGCGGGCGTTCCTGTTTCGGGTGTTTCGCCGCCCTGTTTTTTCGCCGCAATGCGGGCAAGTTGATCTTCTTGTTCTGCCATCTGTCTGTTCCTTTACTCGGCCTTAGCGGAGTTTGTAGATTGTTCTAATGCAAGTTCGCCCTCTAACTTGTGTATTAGGCGTTCCGGTAAGTTTAACAGTTGTTCAGCCGCCCAAATCGAACCGCGCTGAAAATCCATTTGCTGTTGGGTCATGTCAGGTGAACGGGCCATCATAAGCGCAAGCTGTAGAATTTCGTCTTGCATGACTTTGTTAATTTGTGACCAAGCGCGGCTTTCAGAAAGGGCGATCAAGTCTTTACGTTGAGTTTTAATTGACATTATTTGTTCGTAATCCCCGATGCTGGTTTCTTTGTAATCGTCGCCTTAGACGCAATGATTGGTGAGCAACCTTTTTTGATCAGGGGGTTAGGTTTTTTTGCCAACTTTCTTTCCTTTCTTCTTAGGGAAACCCTTTTTCATGTTAGAATACGCCTTGTCCGAAACTGTTGAGTTAGCCTTAGTTCGGGATGTGCCGTTTTTCTTGCGGTTGTTAATGTTTCGATAGAGGCTCATTAGTAGCCCTTCTTTTTCTTGGGCGTAGTCATAGGCTTGCCTGTCTTTTTGGCGTGAGCCGCTGCCTTTTTCTTTCCATCCTTAGTATATGGAAATTTCTTTTTACCGACTGTTGGCATTTTCTTCGATCCTCTTGCGTTGATGTGCGATTGCAGCACGTTGGCGTTCCAACTCTAGGAACTGACAGTCTAATTCAGAAAGACCCTCAGTGACTTCGACAAGGTGAGCGTGATAATCATCAAACCGAATAGGCATCAGCACCCCCACGCCTTTCGTGACCAGTAATTCGCAGACAGTTTACCAGCACCGCCCGTAATCCCCGCCGACCTCGCGCAGTAAGACTTCTTACGCGCGGGGTTGGATTTCTTGATGCTCATTTTAGGGTCGCCAAACCGAACAATCTTTTCCTTGCCGCCAGAACAAGCCTTAACAATAGACTTCTTCTTAGACCCCGCTGGTGCGCGGCGGGGCTTGTTGCATGGCATCTTGGCCTTGTTGACCCTAGCCATATTATTCGGCCTCGAAAGTTGCCTTGTCAGCGGCAATCGCGGAAGCGTCCGAGCCTTCGTCAACGCCCAGCGCGGCTTTGTTCGTCGCGTCACCCATGATTTTAGGCGAGCGTTCAGCGATCTGCTGCAAGACGTACTTGTTCGTGACGACAGCCTCGCCTGAGACTGAGGCTTTGAACTCATCAGCGTAGGTGTCGAGAACGCTGTAGTAGACCACGCCGTCCCATTGGAGAAGTGAGCGAACCTTACCCGCTTCCCACGTTGGGTTGCCCCAAGGCTCGGCGGGTACGCTGTATATTTTTGATGCTGCTGTGTCGTACATTTTTTGTCTCCTATTGGATGCGCTTGACGGGGATGTTGCGGTTGCCTTCGCCGCCTAGAACTTGGCTGCTATCGTAACCCCAGTTATAAACGTCCCCCTTGTCGTCCAAGGCGTAGTAAGACGGGTTGTAGCCCGAACTTTGACCAGTGTTGCCGTTACACATTGCCTGTATGAACGTGCCGTTTACACCTTGCGGAAACACAGGGGGCTTGGCTGAATTGATTGGGTTTACGCCATCGTACCAACCGGGGCCAATGGCACTCCAATAGCCAGAAAGGTACATCCAACCGTTCTTACGGGCGATGCGTTCTTCCTTTGTTTTATGCACCATAAACAGGGCTTGCCCGTACTTATAAGTGGTGCTGGTGTTGCCAATGCAAGACGTGATTGTACTCACCCACGTCAGGTCTGAGGTACACTCTACTGGCGTACTTATGGTCTGCGTGTTGTTGCCAATAGAGCCAATGCCGCTCCAGTTGCCACCACTGTAAAAGAGCTTGCCGTCCTCCATCAGATACCAAACGTCAATGCCGGTGTTACCGTGAGGAAACACGTCGATGCAATGCCTGTTAGTGTCTGTGCCGATGCCGCCGCCGACTTGCACTAGCGTTGATTGATTAGTCGTGTTGCCGTTGCCAAGCTGACCGTATCCGTTGTAGCCGCACTGATATACACGACCAGAGGCCATAAGCACACTAATCGTACCCAATGACCCGCCGCCAGTGGCGATGCACTTCACGGGGGTTTGACCGCTGACAGTAATCTCGGTAGGGCTGTTGTGGATTGCAGTCGTGTTGCCGCGACCTAGCTGACCGTATCCGTTATAGCCCCACGTATACATTTCGCCCGTTGTCGTGAGCGCGATGCAATGTGAGTAAGCACCACCAGACATGGACACAGACTTGACGTTTTTATCAAACGCTGAGACTTTCTGCGGGGTGTTATAGTTCAGGACGTTAGCAAGGCCGAGAGAGCCGTTGACGCCGTAGCCCCAGCTATAGAGGTCGCCGTCCTCCATCAACACCATGCAGGACACGTTTGGTTCACCTGAAGCACTTTGGTTGCTAATGATGTGACGCACACGTCCCGCGCCTGATGGGAAGTTGACCTTGTGGAAGTAGTTTCTGTCGATGTTTGCGCCATCGGCCTGTTGGCCTTCGTCGCCGTGTCCCGTAATATACAGGTCGCCGTTGGCGTAAAGGTGCATACAAACTTGGCAGTTTCTAACGACCTGTATGCAATCCGATGGTTCTGTGTTGTCGTCGTTCTTGCCGAAACCAGCTTGACCTACGCCGTTGCGTGCCACGCCGTTTACTTCCCACATACTGTCGCCGTTGTAGGCTTTGCCCGTGCAGCCCTCAGAATTTTGGCCCCAAGTCGTAGGTTCTAAACGGCCACGGTTCCAAACGATTGCGGTGTTCCAGTGTACGGATTGTTGCGTGTTGCAAATATGATCCCATGTGCCTGTGTTCGCAGCATATGGGTAAGTTGGATCACCGATAGTGCCTGTGGCTTCGTCGATGTAGTTGGCAAACTTGTAGCGTCCACCTGACCATATGCCTGTGGTGTCGTTAGCCAAGCACGCAACCTTGCGGTTCTCGTTTGCGCCCCAATTTTGCCAGACTGGTTTGCCTGTGTACTTGTCGATGCCAAGCGTGTCGCCGTAGTCACCGACAGGTAGGCGGGTAACGGCTGTGCTGGTAAGCACGTTGATCTGACCGCCGAGGCCAACAGTGTCGAAAGTCGCGCTGTCTGTCCCACGAGAGTAATAGTACAGAGTTGTGACGTTCGGTGTGGCTGGCATCACGACTGTGACTGTCGCGTTGGCAGAACCCTCTGTGCCAGAGCGGGTAACGTGGACTGTGCTAGTCGCGTCGAATGAGGCCAAGTCTGTGCCGCTGTTGTGTGTGCCATCCGATGTGGTCGAGAACGAGAATATGTGGCCCGTGTTAGATGCGTCCGAGACATCGAAG